TGGTATGGGTGCTGGTATTAATACTGGGCTCGGTTATATTGGGGAAATGGGCTCCACTGCAAGACACTCATATGACATACTCGGAGACGCAGTTAGTACTGCCGCGAGAATAGAAAGCAAGTGCAAAGAGTATGGGTGCTTATTACTTGTAGGCGGTGACACATACAAGCATACTAAGAACGATTTCTTTTATCTAAAAGTAGATGACTTAGCAGTTAAAGGAAAAACAATTGGAATAGAGCTATACACAGCACTTGATATTAAGAAAACTAAGTATGCTAAAGCAAAACAAATGCACACGGATATGTATAATCATTATCTCAATCAAGAGTTTAACAGAGCAATCAACTTATGCGAAAAGTTAACAGATGCATTTGACGGCAAGATGAAAGGCTACTATACTATGTGGATTGAACGTTGTGAATTCCAAAAGACACAAAACCTACCTGTAGATTGGAACGGAATCTTTATAGCAACAACAAAATGAAAATAGATCAAATATGCAAAGAAAACATCCAGACTTATAATTTAGATTATATTCTAATAGATGATTTTGCAATAGATTTTGCAACGGAACAAAATCTTAGAGACTGCCTAAGAAAAAAACAAACTTCCGGAACAAACTTTCACATTGTTAACGATACAATAGACAACTACAATACAGAAATAATACAAGCAGTAAATAATGCATTTGATGTAGATGTTAAATCACTCGAACATGGGATTCAGCATCTTAATAAGACCCAATCTATTCCGCCTCATGACGACGCCACTGGTTCCTTAAGTATGCCTAAAGCAGGTTCTCCTGATATTGAATTACCATACACACAAATGCCAGTTAGAGCAATACTATACTTAAATCCAGAATACATGTACGGTACACATTTACACAAAGAAGACCCTTGCTTTAACCAAAATGGCGAAGATAGATGGTGGTCTGAGCATTGGGATTCAGGAAACGAAATTGGCGGCAAGCCTGGCCAACTTTTACTTATAAAACCTAATGAAAATGCATGGCACTCAGTTGGACTACACAACAATACTTTAGACAATCGTATAACATCTAATTGGATTTTTTTCCTATAAAACACTAAAAATTGGTTGACAATATCCTATTTTCTGCTATAATAGTTGGACATTAACGAGATAAGGCAGTAAAACATCATGTGGAGCGACTTAGTAGTATCGGAAATGACATTAGGCCAGGCAATTCGTGTTGTGCGTGGTTATTATTCAAGCGAATTTATTGGCGTAACTGCTATCCAACGAGAACTCCGCTCTAAGCAGGCTCTAAGTCAGCTTTTGTACTGGTAGACCACGTTCCTATATAGTGTAAAAAGGTTGACAATATCCTATTTTCTGCTATAATATGTGTATAGATTAAATAAAAAGGTAGGAGTTTTTATGCAAACATTAAATACATTAGTTATTGATACACAATACAAAGAGAACTACGGAGACGAGTCAAGTCCTCATTGGAAGTTCAAAGGCGGTAGCACCTACTTTGTTGATAACCTCACAGAAGAGCAGGTTGCTAAGATTAAAGAGCACGGCATTCCGATGTTGAGTTCTTTAATTGAGTATTCAAATAGTGGCTCAGAGGAATACATTTTAGACTTTCAAGTTAGACAACTTGGTAAGAACGGTGATGGTAAAGGTCCAATGTGTGAGCATTGGGAAACACCAATCCAGTTCCGTTGGGGTGGAGATAGATGGTTAGCTCAAACTAATCATACTCCTCGTGATGAGGACAACTTTTGGAGACGAGGAATTATTTCCAAAGCAGAGCAGTGGATTCCACTCGCCGAAGCAGAGCGTTCTGACTACCACTGTCAGTACAAGGTTGCTAATGGTTGGTTTGATGCAGGCGATCCTAAACTCAAAGCAGAATTAGAAATGGAAACTGCTTAGATTATTCATCTGGTTGCCAGTCTTTTAAATTCCTAAAAAATTGATAATAGTGCCTAAAATCTTTTAACTGCTGTTTAGCATGGAATAATTCTAAAGGTATTCCTGATCCATGCTTAGTTAACGGAAAGTAATATCTTTTTATAATCTTTTCAAGTTTTTTAACATCTGTACCTAAAGCATCTAATATTATATTATTAAATTCTAAGTCAGTAATTAAGTCTATTAACCAATAATGGGATGGATCCTCAGGATTATATCTCCTTACAACTTCCCGTGCTTGGTAATACAACGCACGAATTGGATTAATACCCGGTCTATAAGAATTCATTATTTCCTTAAAAATAAAACTATCATGCTCTGTAGACATATTTTTAATTACTCTGGCATAGTCTTTTTTCATTGCCAGTTTCATTGACTCAATACTATCTATTACCTGACTGTCATATTCTTTTAACAGTTGGTTAAGAATTTTTTGATATTTTGCCGGCAACTGATCATAGTACACATCTCGAATTTCGTCTATCTCGATGGCACCTTCTAATAACGTGTGTGGGATTGTTTTTGTTCTTTGGAACTTGTCAAGTTCAGTTGTTATCCGCAAGACAACAAAATCTATAATTTCGCCTTTGCTCATAATAGTATTTAGTCTTTGTTAATTTCGAGTATAGTATGCAGTTTAGTAGTGCCACCATTTTTATTTAACGTTAAATGGGCACCGTTGTGCAGTGGCTTAGGCCATTGGCCTATATTGACCCAGGCATACCCGGCACTTTCACCATTTAATTTAGGTGGCTGAAATTCTTCGTCTACAACATAAACAAAACTGTAGTAATAAAAATTTTGATCTTTACTTTGATATACATCTATGGGATTTAGTTTTTGTAATTCAGGAACCATGCCAATCTCTTCTTCAAGTTCACGTTGGATACATTTGTAAGGAGTTTCGCCCCTTTCCATAATGCCACCCCAAAAACCCCAAGTGTGATTGAACCGTTTGTTGCCTTCTCTTAATTGCAACATACATCTTCCTGTATCTTTGGCAAGAAAAACAACACCGGCCGCTGTAGTACTCATTATAAAGCAAGTCTCCAAAACGCAGGATTATATTCACCTTCGTATGATGAAATCCATGCTTTGCCAGTCCATCTGTACTGTGTCGATGTAAATGTATTAGTTGCATATTGTGTAGATACAACAGCACTTGCCTTGAATACTACAAGCCATGCAGACCCGTTATATTGTATTATATCGTCAGCCTTTGCATCTACTCCCCAATTAGGGTGACCAGTTGCATCAATATCTTCTGTTAGTAAATATCGTTGATCTGTAGCCGCAACATCTAATGTACCGTCTCCAGGATAGTTTGCTCTTGCATCAATAATTTTATCTACAGCAAGTAACGTATTAGATGGTAATGTTGCAGTATCTAAATTAAATATAAGTTTAGTATCGTCTGATGGATTGTATGCAACGGTTCCTATAACAAAGTTTACAGCACTATCAGAATCATTACTAATATTTAACTTTAATAAACTGGTACTTCGTATGGTGCCAAGCATTTCAATAATGTCTTTCCATTTAACGCCTGCCCCTGTTTGATCAACTAACGTTGCAACAGCACCTGCTATTTGAACAGAATAGTCACCTGGGGTAACAATAATTTCTGCTGTGTCGTCAATTGTTCCAAAGAAATCATGGTAGTCTTCACTAAAGCCTAAGTCTTGAATGTTTGCTGTAGAATGTACATCAGCAATAATTTGTTGGATAATAGTTTGACGTTTTACTTTTGCAGGAGGCGATATCCATATAGGAATACTAAATGTAAGTGTAGCAATATCTAAATTCTCGTCCACTCCAGCCGGTATTCCTCTTGAACTCCAAATAATATCGGTTAGTTCAACTTCAAAAACACTGGTCCAATCTAATGGATTGTCGTTTGATTGTAATTGAATACTTGGATTAAACAGCACAAATATTTGTTCAAGTACTTGTAATTTTGTATCGGTGTTAGTAGTCCATACATCAACATTAACTGTCATGTTGTATGGTACTGGCATATATCTTTGTGTAGTATATAAATTACCTTGGTTAGATGTGTATGCACCGGTTGAATTATCGTATTCTCTTTCTGCTACTTGAGTTGTATCGACAAGCATTGGCTCATGAGTTCTATCTCTTGCAGGCTGTATGCTACCAATTGTAACACTAATAAAAGGCGCACTATTAATAACGTTTTCAGAATTTTTACGCAGAATATTTGCTACCATTCTCGAAGCATCGCCGTATCTTGCTGGAACACGATTATAGTTTATACCGTTATCTGTAAACTCTCTTACTTTAAAATTAGAAAATACTCTAATAATCTGTAGTAGATATCTTTTAATCTGTTCGTCGTACCAGTAATCTAAATTTTTACCTGCCATTTTTAATCCACTCGCCGTTCTTATATTGTACTAACTCGCCGTATTGATCTAAAGTAAACTCGCCATCTACCGGATTCTGCGGTTCTTTAACTTTAATATCATGTGACATTAGTTATCTGTTTTAGGTTTTACAACCTTACTTAAATTTTGTTTCTCAGTAATACTACCGCCTTCGTCTTGCGAAGTGATGTTATCGTTATTAATAAACGTTGATAGTATTCTATTGGCCGCCGCCCATGTTCCACGATTATCAGTTCCGGAGTTAAGCCATCTTGTTCCGTTTTTCTTAAACAATCTATTAGGTGTAAAGTCTGTTCTTAAGAAATAGTCACCGTCATTGCTGGATCCGGGGAATGTACTTCCGCTACCTACAAGACTTAACCCATTTAATGGTACACCGTCGTTTGACATAAACTCGATTGCTGGTGCCGGCTTATCAGGCACAGTCTCATCAAAGTATAAATGTGCTGTATTTTTATATGTAGGATCATATGGCACATCACGTTCTGCTTGTTCTAATAACTTGTCATTAATATTAATGCTTGACTTATATGTACTAATTAAGTTTCGTAAATCTTCTTCTTGTTCACCAGTACCAAGTATATCTCTGTATTCTTGACTGTCGCTTATTGGACCTAATTTAACTCTCCAAAGATGTGACCACCAACGTGGATCAAACCCTTCTGCAGGCCTACTGGCATCAGTAACAACATAAAATCTATTTACTGCTTCATCGCTACCTAATAATAAGTCATCTCGTAAATGTGGTAACTCTAAAACGTCACCTGCCATTAGTTTTCTGCCCATTGCATCAACCATACTCTCTGTATGGAAGTTCATCATCAACGTATCATTTGCAAGAAACATACCAAACTGTGTTAAGTCAAACCCGTCATTGTCGCCAAGGTTATATTGACCGCGTAATTCAAAAACATTTTTATCGTATTTTCTATCTCTATTTTCAAGGAACAGTATGTCTTGTATAAAGACTTCTGAATTTTGCCCAGCACTACTTGGCCTGGTGGGATCTTTTTCGTCTGGCGTTTCATGTACACCAATATATTTGTGTATATTAACACCGGTTCCACCTGCGTAGATGTGTTCCCCAACAATTCGATCAATAAATGTAAAATCGTTAGTTTTGGTCGGATTCCATAAAGATAGTCTGCTCATATTACTATTTATCAGTTTTTGAATTCTATCAGTAAAATATTATAACTGCATTTAACTACGATAAATATTATAAAGAAGAGAGTTGGCTGAGTGGTCGAAAGCGCCTCCCTGCTAAGGAGGTAACTGAGTAATTGGTTCAAGGGTTCGAATCCCTTACTCTCTGCCAGGATATATATGATTAATATTAACATTTTTTACTTGCATAACGGCTTCCAATTCGATGAAGACACTATTCAACGACACCAATCCAGCGGATTCTTGGGCAGACCACCATTGCCATTAGAAACACTACTACAGTTAAGCGAAGATCCTGAGCAAGGATATGCAATTGATCCTGACATGTGTCAGTTTAATGTTGTCAATGACGGAGCAACAGCACAATTAAAAACAGATAATCAAATAACTATTGTTCCTATTGATTATCAAAGTTTTCCAATATCAAATGAAACACGTGAATATTACACATTATCAGACTTTGGTAAAGAGATAGATGCAACAGTAAAAACAATATTAGCATTAAACATGCCAAATACTGTACTTTTATTTTATACAAGTACAGAACCTTACTTTTTTGATAGTAATATTTATTTTGCAGAATTAGGATCAGCAAATCCAAATGTAAAAATAATAGTTAGTGGCTCCGGCGAAACAACTGATCACCATGGACACTACGAAAGACATTTTAAAAGAATTAAAAATGTTACTATGATTCCTAAGTTATGGTACCTTGATAGAGTGCATTGGGCAACAGTTATATCCGACAACAAGTTAATAAATCAATCACATATAAAACTTAACGAAACAGAATATCCTAAAGTTGTCACAGATAGAAATATGGAACCCGCTCCAAATAAGTTTTTACTTACTACTCGTAATTGCAGATCTCATAGATTAATGTTTGGCACCATGATTGAAAATAGTAGACACGGAATAAGCGATATAACATACGGACGTTTTTATAGTATGGCACCAAATGCCCTATATAGAATCTCAAAATTAGCAAGTGAAGAATATCCATACTACATTGAATTATTTGCAAAAGCATTACAAGATATTATTGCCGAGGAAGATGTTGATGATGTATTTTTAGCCAAGTGTGTTAAAAGTTTATTAGAACTTCCACACTACATTGATATGATGGATATAAATGATAGAGGCGTTCCTGGTGCATGGTTATATAAAGACTGCGACATAGTTATAGCACCCGGCGGTGAAGCAAAAGGATACGGATATGTTGACGAAAAACAAATGATACCAATGTTTTTTAAGAAACCATTTATAACTTTTGGGTGTAAAGGCCTTTACGAAGAATTAAAAAAAGTACATTTTAAAGTGTTCGAAGATTGTTGGCCAATTGAGTTTAACACATACGACACTTTATACGAAAGAGTTCAAGGTGCATTTAATGTAATTGAATATATTAGGTCGTTAGACTCTTATACTTGGAATCAGTTAGTAAAGAAAACAGAAGAAGATGTAGAACATAATTATCAAATGTGCATGTCAGGTAGTTTTAGAAGGCCAAGTAATAATAATTTTTTTAAGGAAGTAATAGAACATGCCAGCAATTAGAGGCGCAAGACCAATTAGAAATAGCAATATAATTGATTTCCATGACACTATAGATAAAGACAATTTAGAAGCACCAACGTTAGACAAATATGCTGAAATTTGGAAACAGTGGTTAAACTTTAGTAATAATAAATCTATCATAGGGTTAGACGATTTTACACACGCAGACTACACACAAGGAACAAGCCAGTCGTTTGACAACTTTATATTAAGACACAGTCACGATAGACAGATACTTGTACTGTCAGGCGATTTTCAGTATCATGCTTGTATGGGAAAACATGTTGACTTTGCTTATGTAAAAGACTTCAGAGATATGGAAAGTGTAATACGAGGACCCGGCTTACATGCATTATTAATAAGTGTGCCATTTAGTGATCTTGGTGTAATGCACCCTCAATTTGATCAATTAATGCAAGTGTGTGATGTACATGACATTCCGGTATGTGTAGACTTAGCATACTGGGGTATATCAAAAAATGTATATATTAATTTATATAAGTTTCCTGCTATTAAAGAAGTAACATGTAGTTTAAGTAAACCCTTCTGCACGTTAGAAAATCACAGAGTAGGAATTCGATTTACAAGAGACTATGTAGATGACGGTATCAGTATGCTTAATGAAGTTAAAATGCAAAATAATTTTAGTATGGCATTAGGAGTAGAGTATATGAAAAACTTTAGCCCTGATTACAATTGGGAAACATTTGGAGAAGCATATCAAAAAGTATGTAACGAACATTCTTTACAACAAACTGATACAGTAATATTTGGCACAGGCGGTGAAGAATTTAAAGAGTTTAATAGA